GTGTTGTAAGAGTCTTGCCGCCCGAGAGACTCAGGCGGCAAGACTCTTACAACACGGTTGCCTGTAAGCGGAGAATACCTGGGGTATTCACGTACACAGCGTTAGGAACAACGGTTCCATCTGTCAGAGCAGTCGTGCCACCAACGAAGTTACCTGTACCTGTTGGGTTGATTTCGACGAAGCCGACAATCGCAGCATCTTCTGGGATTGTTGGCATGACAACAGCTCCACGAGTAGCGCCTTCCGTACCCATCGCAGCGCCTGCAACGCCAGCGGATGTGATGTAGAGGACGAATACGTTGAACATCCCGTTCGTGACAGTTCCAGAGAGCGTCCAGAAGTCGTCCGTGACAGCAAGGAGACCATACACGTCATTGATGAAGAAACGCGTAGCCGTAGCGGTCTTAACCTTTGTGGTTGTCGTACCGATTGCGATCGCAGCACTTGTGAAAATGCCGTTCGCTAATGCCGACTGGATCTTCTCAAGAGTAGCGATTGCAGTTTCTTGAGAGGTGTGGCTGTTTACAGCAATTGACTTGGCGGGCATAGGGAGAGATTAACGTGCGAATTCCTTCGCAGCGTCTTTGTTGTTAGCAAGATTTAACGGATGATTCGATGCAAGGACCAAATCTTGGCCGTGTGTATCGGAAATCATCTTTGCGATGTCTTGTGGGACATTCACGTACTTGCCCTTTGGAAGACTGAACCCGAATCCGTTGATATTGAAGCCATGGACAGCGTCTTTTGCTTCGGCTGGATCACGTGGAATTGTGACCATGACGAGCTTTTGACGGGCGAGATATTCGCGTGTGCGAACGGCTTTGTCGGATAAGGTGAAGCGTCGGTCCTCATTCAAGTCGCCAATGTTGACGCTTGGATCGTACTCGAAGTTTGCTTCTTCTTCGGCAAGCAATTTGCGAGCTGCTGCAACTTTCGCTGCACGATCTGACTTTGCTGCCTTACCCGTTACAGGCTTTTCGACAGGTGCTTCAAGCTCTTCATCAGAGCTCTCGACGCCCTCTTCCAACTCTTCATCCTTGGATTCATCTTCTACTTCGGGCTTTTTTCCGACGGAACCGACAGATGCTCCTGGCAACGTGGCTTTTTTAAATTCTTGTGTGCTCATAGGATTAATCAGTTAAACGTCCAGGGGTGAGCGTTAGCCTACCCCTGGACCATTGTTCTTTAAGCGGTTACACCGTGCTCAATGCGCAAGACCCAGTTTTCGTTCAAGATCTTGGTGACGAAGTATCCCTTCCAACCGTGCGTAGCACGCTGGTCAAGAGGATCAGTCGAACCACCAGAACCAAGTGGGTGGGTGATCGTCTGCAAAGCGTTCCCAGCGATGCGAGTGATGCCGTAGGCATTCGTCGAAAGGATAAGAGAAGCGTAGACGTCAACACCGGCAGCACCTGCACCTGCGAACACCTTAGCGTTCGTCGTTTCGATACAACGTACTTCGTCGATCGAGCCAACTTCGCCTGGCATCACGTCGGACTGGTTTGGGTAATCCTGAACTTTGATAAATTCAGAGTCAGCCTTCAAGTCGAAAGTCGTCTTTGGGTGGACGATCATGATGTAACACGCGTTGATTGGAGTCGTGTGAACGTTTGGATTTGGGTTCACCATCGACGTAATCTTTTGCGCTTCATTGATCTTCAATGTACGCACAGCTTCACGAACTTCGGCAGCCGTCATCTTCATGGCAGCCGTGACAGTCACGCGCGAGACGGCGGTGGAAGCGTACTGAACAGTCGTACCGGCAACGAGGACGTCGCGGCAGAGCTGGTCGAACGTATTACCAGCCTGTTGGCCGAGAATATCGTTGAGCTCCATCAAAAGAGGATCTTCCGTCTCCGTCTTCAATTCGTCGGTCAAGACGATGAAGTCACCGTACTGAGAAGCGGTTGCAGAAATATCCGTGACAGACAACTGGGAGCCGGTTGGCGTGACGCCTTCAGTCAAAGCGGTCGTCGCGGCTGGGAGCAGCGCGTAGCGGCGGAACTTGATGGTATCAGAAGCGTTCTGAGGGATATCGCGAATCTGTCCGAACCAGGTGTGAACGAGGTGTGGACGTGCTTTTTCAAGCATCTGGCGATCGTAGAACGCGCGAACGTGAGGAACAACGGTTGTGGTGGTATTTGGCATAGGGGTTAAATAAGTCCACTCGTACTAGCCTCTTCCCCGGGCGTAAATTTCTTGTGTTCTGGCAGCTACCTGCTCAGGAGTTGCTTTCGCCCAGTCGATTGGCTTCGCCGTCTGTGGTCCGCGATGCTTGGAACTTGGGGAAGCTTTCGCGAGGCGAGCGCGCGCATCTTTGTCGTTGACAAACTTGCGAACGATTGGCTTTTGCAAAGCTTCTTCCAATGAAATTCCCTTAGCTGTCGCGTAGTCTTGAACTTCATCGACCATTTTTGACGGAATTTCAGGGTGGTCAAACCGGAAATCGTTTCGCTCCGTTAATCTGCGAATTTCCTCAAGTTCAGAAGTTTTGCTGGCAGGCTTCTTCTTAGGAGCTGGTGGCTTATCGCCATCCTTCTCGCTAGCTTCCAAAGCCTTTTTACGCCAGTGCTTCTTCTGTTTGAGAATACTCTTCGTCTTCTTATAAGCTTCAAGGACCTTTGCTTGATTGGCGGGATCGGATAAATCCTCTTCCCCCATATTCAAGATATCTTCCTCAAGCTCATCGAGATCATCATCGCTTTCGTCGTCAGATCCCTCATCGGAACCTTCTTCGGCGTCAGCGTCTTCGTTCTCATCTCCCTCTGAAGACTCATCGTCCTCATCTTGATTTTCCGAGGTTGTCTCCTCGTCCTCTTCTTCGGCTAATTCCGAGAGGGACTTCTTGGCTTCATCGGCCATAGGGGTAATTGGTTTTAAGGTCTTTACTGACCATATAAATTAGGTAAAGGACTAACGAGTAACCTTCTTCTGTGCTTTGCCGGATGCCTTCTTGCCAGACATGGTTCCTGTTCGGAGTGTCGTGACTTTGGCATTCGCGCCCTTCATCGGAGCAGACTTGCGCATAGTGAGAAAATAAAGAATTAACGGAACGAAGATGCTTTCGGGTCCTTCGATATCGGTTCAGCGATATCTAGGTCCTTCAAGATGTCACTGAGTATATCATACGCATTGGAACGCGCACACGTTTGCAAGCCAACATTCCCTTTCAAATCGATGTTTTTGATGTCTCTGAGCTCCTCAAGGTGAAGAAAGAGAACCTTTCGGACCAAGGCCCAAGCCGGCTTATTCGATGCAATGAAGCGTTGAATAACCAAGCGTTCATCATTGGAAATTTCTTGTAACTCTTTTTCCATAGATTAGCGTGTAGGTGCTGAATTAGATGGCTGAGGCGCAAGCTTCGCCGACGCATCGCCTGGGTTCGAGGCGAACTTGCTCATAGCAGGGGAAGCCGCATCCATTCCAGGCATAGGCTGCACTGGCGCAGATGTGAATCCAACGAGCTTGAGCGGCGAGATGCCTGAATACTCCATGATGCGACCAATAATCATGCGAGCATTCGGATCTTGGAGAATCGCCGGATTCGAGGTGACAATCTGGAGAATGTTTCCAAGCGTCTCTTTCGTCGCCGACTGGTCCTCTGTCTCGCCGGTTGGGTCAACAGAGATGCGGGCCTTCTCAAGGAACTCCTCATCCATGAAGCCTTTTTCGATTTTGATTTTACGGTCAGAGCTCTTCATCTGTTCAGAGAGAGTCTTCGCTGCCGTATCGAATTCTTCTCGCGTTGGGAGATACCCGGTACTCAGGATGTAGTCTTTCAATTGCCCGTATAGAACAGAATTGCGGTATGCCTCGTCGAAAGCAGTCAGCTCTTCAACAGAGCCCATCAAGTCAATCATGTGCTCACGATCCAGCTTCTTACCGATCTCAGGTAGTACCCAATCAAACATCACGTCGGAGACGAAGATGCCACAGTTCTGCCGTACAAATTCGAAAAGCTTCTTTGCAGAAGCACCAAGTTGAGCGCCTAATCTAAACGGAGTCGCCGCCGGCATGGACTCGCCCGTCACAACTTCAAAGGTGTTACAGATCTTGTCAGCCAACACCTCGATCATCTGGACCTCGTTCTGATACTGGTTGAACGCACGAATCTCTGTCGCGACTGGCTCAATCGGGTGAGTCGTCTCAAGAATATCGCCATCCACCGCGTCCTGCATCAAGTTCTTCAGATACATCTTGCCGCGCGTCTGGAACAGATGAAGCGACCCCATGCGAAGCGCCATGAAGAAACGGTTCACGAGTTCGTTGATGCGAATCTGGAGCGGAATCAACATTTCCGTATTTCCAAGCCCCAGCCAGCGGCCTGGATTCTTTCGCATGTGGACCTCTTTGTATGGGAAATCTTCAGGGGAAGCAGCTTCAGCAAAAAGAACTTGGTTCGCGCCACCTGGTTCAAGGCCCGACACGATCGCCATGACGTACTTGTACTTCGTGCTGGATAACTCAGGTGCTTCACCATCCTCAGCGTCTTCAGAAGCGCCAGGTTTCAACTTATCAGGCAAGAAGGTCTCAGGAATCCATCCCCAAACTTCGTACACCTCATAGGCCGGCAAGGAGTCCGTAAGCGCGTACACGCCAGCAGAGGCGGTAGTCACTTCCTGTAGGTAGGGCTGCTTCTTGAATGATCCAGCGGCGAGAAGCTTTTCGACAGCATCTTCATCCCAACCATCAGCTACTTTATCCCGGATTTGTTGAGCGCTCATGATGATTCGCTCGGCAAAAACCTGAGAGCCAAGCAACGTATCCGCCGCCTGGTCACAGATCACGTCACGCAAATCAACGTTCTGAATACAGACCTTGCCCTCAGCATCCATCGTTTTCTTCCAGATCACGGAACCGAAGCGAGGAAGATCTTCGGCCATCTGGTTCAGAACGCTCGCGAATCGCTCGTCTCGCATCCAGTTCTGAAGCTCCATCCGCAAGATCCAACTCTTCCAATACGAATTCTCAAGGTCAGTCGTTACGCGCATGTCCTTCGTATCGAGGTCGATGTTCTTCGTCGCGTGCGCGTTCCGATGATTGATAATGTTGTGGAAGAACTTGTCGTTTCCGTTTTCATCCACATCTCCATTCTCAAACTTGGAGTTCAAATAAAAATGAATCGTCTTTAACGTTTCGTATTGATTGAATTCCAACCCTTCCATGATTTCAATCTTTTCAGAAAGGAAGTTCCTCTTCATTTCAGCCAAAAGACTCGCAATCGAGTCAGCCGCTGGTGTCGTCGGAGATACGTGCGTTCCTTGCACGTTGGTTCTGTAATGAACGCGTTTCCCGTTTTTCGGCATAATTATTCTGATGATAGCACGTTATTCTATTATCTAAAACGCTTCACACCTGTTTGAACTCGCTCACGGTTCCGCTCGACGCGCGCCTTCTGTCTCGGATCATTCATCGAGATTGTGCAGTGTGCGCGCATCTCCCACGCGATCGCCGTCGCGATCAATAAATCGAAGTGACGCGTGGTCTTCGCCATCTGAGATTGCGTCACGAGGTTATCTTCCTTCGCGTACATGCGGGCTTCGCGAATAATCGATGGATCTGGCACGAACAAAGAATTCTCATCATCTTCCATGATGTTCTTGAGTGACGCCATCATGCGCGGCTTCGTCGCGTTGTTCGTCGAGAACCCCAGGCGTGTCGTCGGACGAGACTCTTTCCCTCCTTTAATCTCGAACTCATAGATGTTTGGGTACATCTCTTGGAGCTTCACACAGACAGTGTGTCCGGTACGCGCGTTCTCCGGCGCAATGATACAGGTGCCATACATGTTTCCAACACGGGCGAGGTCGAACGCAAAGTTCACGGGGTCGATCGAGTTGCTCTTATAAGTCGCGACTACTCTCGTTGTCGTGAAGTCGATGACACACATCGTCGACGAGTCGAGGCCGACACCGTCAGCCACGTCAGCACCGATCCCGTACGCGTGATCGCGATGATAGTGCTCATACACCATGAGATCCCCATCGACGTAAAGAGGCTCACGGACCTCATGCTGCATCTTAAAATTTAAAACGTCCGCGTTGAACTGCTTATTCCCCGTCGAAAGGAAAGCTTCGTCAGGGGTCGATGGATACTGCTCGCGCATGCGTCCTTTCTGCTGCGCGGCCTTCAAGGCATACCAAGTCTTCTGCCCCTTAGTGAGAGTAATCCCAAGCTGCTTCTCGAGGTCGGCGAGGTACTTCGCTGTCGCGATCGGAAGCTGGATATCCTCTTCGTTTGTATAGTTCGGATCTTCGTACCAAGGGAAGAAGAAGAACTTGTACTGCATCTTCGAAAGAGAGCGCTTCACTTCCTCAGTATCCGCTGTTGCTTGCGTCGCGTTCAGCTTCATCTCAAGCTCGATGGCATCAAGGCACATCTGGTGGAAGTCATTGCCTTCACCTTCCGCCGTGGATTCGATAAACACGAGACCACCATCATCAGGGACCGTAGGCAAAGCGGACTTCTTCACGTCGGAAGCCTTCTCAGGGGACGATTGGCACAGAGGGCCGTACTCGGAGATGTGCAAACACTGGTACGTTCCAGAGTGAAGGGTGGTCCCCACCTTAAAGGATGATCCGTTTTTCCACGTCATCTCACTCGTCGAGTCAGATTCTGACGTCAGACCTTCGGACTCTTTCAAGGATTTTGGAAATTTCTGCCACGCGAAATCGATCTTACGAAAAATGTTGATACCGTTTTCCTTTTTATCCGCCACGATCGCCGCCTTCGTGCCGGCCACAAACAAACACTGGTCCAAGAAGAGAATCGCGATAAAGGTACTCATGCCCAACTGGCGCGCCTTCAAGATGATGTTGCGGGTGTGGAGGTTCTTCAAAAGATACCGCTGAACGATATTTGGCTTGAACTTCACCGTATTCCCGTTCTTATCTTCAATGAAATACAGATTGGAGATCCGCCACAAGAGATCGTTCAGGCGAGGATCTTTCTGCTCACGCTTCTTCCACGCCATAACCTTAATTTGGGTATCAAGCTTCGGCACGATCGCAGGCGCAAGAGTCGTCACCACGTCCCCAACTTGTTCATAAATTCTATTCATAGAGAGGTGCGTCGGAGTTTTCGATATCGTCTAAGAGGGCATTCATATCAATGGTACGGACAGTCGATTCCGTCTTCGAACGCATGTTCGTTTCATTCGTGGCGGTAAACATGGCGAACTGCGGGTGATAGGTCGCGTTCAACCCACCACGCACAAGGTTTGTTTTCACCACGTCCTGCGCGAACTCATAGGCACGTCCAAGCGTCTTCGGATACGCCTTCGCGAGCTGTTTGATCTCGGATTCGGTCAACGCCACCATGTTCGCGAACTCAGCCATCAGAGGGAGTGGCGCGTTGTACGGCTTCTCTACCTCGGACTGGGAGCCGTCGCGATTGAGGATCGTTTCTTTGTACCAGCCAGAGAGAGGGCGGCCAAAGTAGGCAACCATGCTCTCAGCAACACTGAGGGCGTACTCGTCAGAGATTTCTTTCGGAGCAAAAAATTTTTTTGGATCGAGAGGGCTTGGGCGATCAGTCTGCGGGAGGAGTTTCTTCGGGGGAGTCAGGATTTCAAATATGGTCAGCTCCTTTGGGGTTTCTTTGGAGAGGGGGATAATGGGGCCTCTTAGCTTTATGCCAGAAGTTAGGACATCCGGTGCTTCGGAATTTTTTGGCGGATTTTTTTTGAGTTGGGAGGGGGGCAAAGTGTCCTCTCCCTGTAACAAATTGGGGGACAAATTGTCCTCTTCTTTATTTAAATGGGGAGAATAAACTGGGGGGTGTCCTGTCGAAAGTTCCCGCGCGCCACGCGAATCCCGAACATTGGACATAGGGGTATAC